TATCAACTGTAAATGCTGCAATAGATGATACAATCAATGGGATAGCAACTCCTAATTTTTCATAGGTCTTTCCTATTTGGTTAATTAATCTAGTCTTAAATACTATTAATGTACTATCGTCTCCGCCTGCATCTGTAATAGCTGAAATCATAGCTGTTACTTTATCTTTAACTTCCTTTGCATCACTAATTCCTGAAGTAATTTTAGATACATCTTGTACAGTACCTGCTAAAGCAGAATAAGGTTCTGCTAGCGAGTTTGCAACCCAAACTCCTTTTTCAAAATTGTTTGCGCTAAACCATGAAGTATCTGCTGCATCTGATTTACCAACTTCTTCAAATACTCCAGCTAAACCTATAATAAGTGCCTTTGTATTTGCAGCTATTTTCTTAATTAGACTGCCAACGTCACCGATTGTTTTATATCCTGTTGCATTACCATCTTTATCATAACCAGTAGGGAACTTTAAGTTCGCCATATTCTGTACTCCATTTGCTAAGTTGTATAATGGTTCACCCATTTTATTAACAACTTTAATACCTTTTTCATAAGAAGAGCTAGTGAACCATGAACTACCTTGAGCAGCGTCAGACTCTCCAACCTCTGCGAATACGGAACTTAAACCTGCTACTATTAATTTAGTATTAGCAATTAATGCTGGTACTGCAGATGTAAGATTAATAGTTTCATATCCTGTTGCATTACCTTCTTTATCATATCCTGTTGGGAATTTAAGTTCAGCCATTGCTTGAACTCCTTTAGCGATACTAGTTAAAGCACCTCCCATACCAAGTACTGATGAAATACCATCTGCTACTGCAGATTGACTACCACCACCAAAGATAGAACTAAATAAACTCTTTTTACCACCTGGGTACATTTTACCAATTTTACCAAACGTATCAGACAATGCAAATGTTATCGATGCAACATTCACACCTAATGATTTAAGATCTGCTGTTTCAGCTATCTTTTGAAATTGTTTAATACCGAATGCAATACTGGTTAATGCCATTCCTGCCATAATTAATGCAGGTGCACCAACATACATTGCTGCAAGTTGTAATGGTCCTAATGAGAATGAATTTGCGATTGCCTCAAACATAACCTCCATGTTTGTTTTAGGTCTACCTCCACCGATACCCATAAAACCTGTTGTCTTTTGACCAGAATCTCCCAATACTCCAGTTTTCTTGGTTAACTGATCAAAGTTTAATTTCTTTAAAATTAACATTCCAGCTCCTACTAATATAAGAGCTCCACCTGCTAATATCATTGCTCCTGCACCTAGTGCTATAAATGGTGCTGCTACACCAGCAAGTCCAAACGCGACGCCTAGACCTCCTATTAGAGCCAGTGACTGACCAATTAAAGACCATCCATCGTCTCCTAATGCATTACCTAAAATTTTAATTGCTACTGCATTGATTATTAATGCAATACCAACGAGTATCATTGCTCCTGCGCCTAGTGCTATAAAAGTTGCTTGAGTTCCTGCTAAATAGAATGCTGCTCCAATTAGACCTATTAATAATAAGGCTCCTAATGATTTTACAGCTTCCTCGCCAGAAATATTACCAATAACTTTACTAAATATTAAAAGAGAAAGCCCTAAGACTAATATTGATAATGAAGCCCATAACATTGCTTGCGCTCCCTTCTTTATGAACTTGTCCATAACCCCGATAATACCAAAGGTTAAACCAACTGCGCCAACAACTAATGCTATTTCAAGCAGTACTGTCATTGGTGGGGCAATTATATTAAATAAAGCCAATGCAATTCCTAAACCTAAGATAGCACCTGCTATAAATAATAGTGCTTTACCTCCTTGTTCCATGGAGTCTACGACGCCCAATTTATCTAATAAGAAGAAAACAGCTCCTATCGCTAGAATTGCCATTCCAGCAAACATTGCGCCTTTTAAAGCAAATGGTGCAATAAGCGATGTTAATGCTAAAGCTACCATCACCGATAGTATACCTAAACCTGTCATTACTAAAGTATCTGCAGTTTCTTTAGCCTTATCTCCTCCTAGTGCTCCAGCTATTCTTAAAATAAGCATCATTGCAGGAACTATTATTAATACTGCAAGTAAACCTTTAAGTGCTGGCATTATTATTAATGATGTTAGTGCTAACGTACCTACGATAGTTAAAATGCCTAATCCTACACCTGTAAGATTATCTAGCTTTTCCATAGTCTTCTCGTCTAAATTCTTAGTAGACATAGTGACTGCTGCAGTAATCATGAAAAGGGTTAACGCGATGAGTGGGGATATTGCCGCCGCAACAAGCAAGAATGGTGCTGCTAATATCATATAACCAGCAAACATTAAGATAGATTTACCTACATCGCCTAACTTAGTTAGGCCTCCGATGAGAGCTTCTGTTTTCTCGCTAACTTCTTTACCTGTACCTTCTAGTGAATTGATAGCATCTACTACATATTGTAGTCCCATACCAACTTTACCAATAGCAGGTGCAACAATAGCAAGCGCTAATGCTTGTTTAATATCTGACGCACCGGATTTGGATTTACCATCTTTAATATCTACAATTGCTGTAACTAATTCATCAATTCTAGTATATAAATCACCTCCGATTGCAACGGACGCAGTATTCTGTTCTATTAAGCCTAAGGTATCATTCCCCTGACCCATTCGGTCAAAAGCAGAACCCATACTTTTCATAAAATTCATTGCCATCTAGTAACTACGAAGGTTTTTTTTAAAGTATACAAGAACACCACGTTAAGTGGTGCTCCTGATACTATATTATATATCCCTATAACTTCGGCATCTTGAGAGATGGAGTTTTGAGATTAGGGGTTTTTGGCATCTTAGGACTTGAAGCAGATCTCATGGATTGCATTTGCGAGTCCTGTTGTTCTTGTGATTCCCCCTGCTGTTTATTCTTAGCCTTGATGTATTCCGAAAGATTCTTGACGTAATACCAATACTCGTAGTAGTACATATTCTCAATCTCTGACGGTTGCATCCTAAGATGAATACCCAGATAGAACTTTGTCTTAAAGTAGTTCTCCAGCGAGATCTGAAATAATGAAAAGACTTTTGATGCCACCTGGGAAGTCAAGAGGGGCTTTCGCCGTCTCTCCTTCGTAAGTAGTTTCTAATTCGGGTTGTACACCGATTTTCATTCTTTCAGCTAATCGATAGATTACCATAAACTTCTTTTCGTCCCATCCTTTATATTCCATTTCTAATTGGAAAATCTTCTTTAAAGATAATGATCTCCAATCAGGTTGCATATAAGGTAACACTTGAATAAATGCTTTATCGAAATCTTGGTCTTTTTCTTGTTTATCTTTAAGATACGCCGTGATTTCTTGCATTACACCAATTGTAGGTGGGTTCATAAGTACAGTTCCTGCAGACTTAGTTTTAATTACATAAGTTCTGTCTTTAGCAGAATAATACTTTTCAATTTGCTCATCGATTATAGAAGGTATTAAATTTTTAACATGTAATTCTATTTCTACTGTTTTCTTAGTTTTATCAGTTTTACCTTTGAGCATTAATTTATTCTCAGGTTCTGGAAACGAAAGATCTCTAATAGAAAGTAATAGAATAATTCTATCTTCTTCTAATATATCTTTGTAAGACATTCTAGTTGCTCCGGAGTCAAACTGTGCACATGATTCAACTATTGAATTTAGTTTATCTTCCATATCGATGTAATTGTTTTCATCCATAGTAGAAAAATGTCTAATTTCAGCAGCTTTAGCAGATCTAATTTTAATAACTGTGCCTTCAGGATAAAATTTAGCCTTTGAAGGTAAAGTTTCTAGATCTAATACATGCCATCCTAAGATTTGATCTGATGATCTAGCCTTTTCAGGAGTAAAATTGTTCATATTAACTCTACCTAATCCGGCAGAGTCAACTGCTGCTGTCATTGCTTCAGCAGAGTCATCCGTTGTTACAGAGACTTTTTTTGCTTCTTTTGCATCAAGGGCGGCAGCTGCTGCAGCTTCTCTTTCTTGATTCATTTTGTTAAGTTCCTCACTCATATTATTTCTTTTTAAGGTTTTTAAGATTTTGTTTAATTATTGATTTCTGTTCGACACTTTTTTTAGAAAGCTCACCTTGGATAAGGTTTCTAATGAAAGCACTAACAGAAATAGGTCTTTGTTCAGTTTCTAGAGCCTCATTTAAAATGACCCTATTAACCTCTCGGACTTCGTCTTCAGTTAACAATACCTGAAGTTTTTTTGTTAGTTTATCACTCATAATCTGTTATTATTAGGATATTATATTATGTTTTTGTTAGTTAAAAAAAGAAGGAATCCGTAAGAACTCCTTCTTTTGTTAAGTTAATTTAAAATTAGTTTACTTCTTCTGCCCAAACGTCTGCTCTCCAAGTAACTTCTAAAGTTTGTGGGTCTGCAGATTCATAGTTTAATTCACCAGTGAATCCTAATCCTGATGTCATGAAACAATCATCAAGAGTAACTTTTCTAAAAATGTCACCCGCTCTGTTGAATTGAACAATAACGATTGTACCTACATAGTTCTTTTTAAGACCTAATTCTCCGGTCTCTGGGTTGTACTGTTTTCTGTACCATTCCCTCATTGATTTGTATATGTACGCTTCGTTAGAATCGTTTAAGTTTAATGAAAAGTTAACTGTTACGTCAACTGCAGTTCCATCAGGCATACCAGCGTAAGATCTAGTTGAGAACTTATACTTTTGCTCGACAGCTGCAACTTCTCTGTGAAGACTTTCCAAACCTGCAATTGAATTAATGTGTTGTAAAAACAATGATTGTCCTGACACGCCATCCGGTGGTAAAATAGTTACCTCGAATAGGTTTGCCTGTACAGGTTCAAAGTTCTTGCCCTTTCTGCTTGTTTGATCTTCTGAATAATGTGGTAAAGCCATATCGTTTATTTTATATTTTATTTATATATTCTCTTTTTTTATGAAAAGTTTCCTGATGCAATTTCACCTGTGTTAAGTACAGTTACTCTTGATACTAGAATTTCTAATCCTTTAACTGGTTCAACGAACGTATCTAAGATACCCATGTTGTTATCAATAACTTCTGATGAGTTGTTAGTAGAATCCATAATGTTTCTGAAATCATAAACACCATTATCTTTCTTAACTGACTCCATAAAGTTATCTGCTAAAGTTTTAATTTCTAATCTAGTCTGAGCAGTATTGAACTCAAATAGGTAGTTCTTAAGAATTTCCGCTAGTCCATCTTCAATGTAAATTAATACCTCTCTTACGTGAGCTGAAGATAAAGCTGACTGAATTCCTTGCTGTGCAGTCTTGTTTCCTTTAATAGTTAAACCTACTCCTCTTTCGAATACAATTGGATTGTAACCGAATGGCTCAAGTACGTCTCTATCATTCTTATCGAATGCATATTCTAAAGATTGTACTCCAGTTCCTCCGACAACACCTCTTCTTGGACCTGCAATGATTGACCATGGCAGAGCGTCAGAATATTTGTCGATGTAATTATTTGAAATATAAGCAGCTGGTGGTATCACCTTAGTTCTGCCGTTTTCAATAACATTTAAACCAGGACCGTAATAAAATCCGTAAGTTGCTCCTTCATTTATTGAAGGTAGTGTGTATAATGCGCTTGGGTTTAAGTTTAAGTTACCACCCGTTGCAACGTTATTTACATCAAATGCTCCACTGAATTCATTTAAGAATGATGGATTCGTTGAAGCTTTTAATTCTTTAATCATCGGTGCATTAAGAATTGCAGAAGCGTTTTGTCTTTCTTTACAAAGTTGAGTTAATTCTTCTTTGTTAAGTATTCCACTATCTTCTAATGATCCAAATGTATCGATAACATATCTGAATGTAATATTGTCTTTATCAGTTAAAGCATTTCCTAAACCAGTTCCTGGCTTGATTGCTGATAATAAACCTTCTGTACCACCGATTTTCTTATCAGTTTGTGAAGCTCCATCAAATGCAAACATTTTGTAAACACCTGCAGCATCTTCATATCTCTTAAGAGCATGAGTTGGTGCATTAGGTACAGGTCTGTGACATGTAAATTCATAAGTAGTTGTAGCACCTGAAACAGATTTTACAATCTTCTTAATTCTAGATAGTCTAGTGTTACCGTCAGCTCCTACTATACCGTTTACATACATACCCACTTTAATGTGGTTATTTGTATCTGCATCAGTATTAAAGTCATCAGCTGTATCTTTGTATATCTTAAATACACCCGCCGTCATATCTTGGAAATTCCAATTTGTTGTTGGGAATGCTACTGCTCTAGAATTTACTTCTAGCTTCTTTAATAAGAATGGATTACTAACTGCTGATTTTTGTCCGAAAAATGGAGTTCCAGCTGTTATTGTTCCGTTTCCTGCTAATGAAGAAGAGAATCCTACAGATCCTTCTGGAGACACTTTATATGCGCCACCTCCGAATACTGCATCAGTAACGTTTGGAGTAATTGCGTTAATACCAACATATTCGCCAGCATTTTCAGATAATAACCATGTGTTAGCTCCGGAAGCTCCAGCATTTAATAATGTATCTCCTACTGAACCGGGTGCTGTTGCAAATATTAAGTTTCCATCTTCATCAACTCTAACATCTGTATTTGCAGCCCATGTAGCTCCAGTTGTAGATGATGTATAAAATTCGTAATCATTTATTCCTTTACTAATATTTCCATCAGCTGTAAGTAATACGCCGGCACCCGCTGGGGCAACTGCAGTAATTTTTACATACTCTCCGTCAATTGCCGATTTTAAAAATTTACCAACCTCAATAGGGTTTGGTAAAGCCGTTAAATCTGCGACTGAGATTCCTGCAGGAAGATCTGTAGTAATTGCAAGTGTAGATCCAGTAACTTGACATTTACCGCCAAGTGCTGTAAGATCAACATTTAGATCTGTTACTTTTTGTTCAACTCTGTGTGAAAGTACTTCGTAATCTTGGTAGATATTAAATCCATTACCTACTAAATCAATTTCTGGAAGTGCATCCTCTTGAATAGCACAGAATAAACCTGTTCTTCTTGCTTCTAGGTTGATTAAAGTTTCAATGTATAATTGTCTTCCTTCGTTATCTTGGAATTCTGGAATTAATGAACCAGAATATTGAGATAATAAAGTTACTTCTCTTAGTCCAACAAATTTAGCTAATTCAGATTTGAATAAACCTTTAGTGTTAAAAAATTCACCGTAAGTTGGATCGTTGTTTAATGCTTGTGCATCAAACTTACCTTTAAATACAAATACATCTACCATGTAATCTGATACGTATTCGTCAGCTTCGATTCCTACTGGAATGTTAGCTTCACCATACCATTCTCTTGCTGATACTTCAAAACCTCTTACGTCGCCAGCTTGTCTAACGATAATAGTAATAGGATCTTGCTTGATATTTACAAATGAAATAGCGTGATTTGTGTCTTGTGCCGCAGCAGATAATAACTTCTCATCAGAAGGTACCCAGAATTTGTCAGTATCAAATACATCGCTGTACTTTTTTAATACTTTCTGTGCATCTGAGTTATCTTTAGGTACAGACTGTAAACCTTCTTGTGAAGAGTTAGTTGCTAAAGATACTAATGATACTTTGTCATCATCATCAGAAGTTGTAAGGTTTAACGCAAGGATTGGACCTCTTGATAAACATTCAATTGCTGATCTGTGGAAAAACATATTTTTCTTTTCTAGTGACTTGTCAATACCTCCAAATACTTGGATAAATTGCTCTACATCTTCTATTAATACTGGAGTGTTGTAAGGACCTTTTTTAGATCTACCTACAACTAGTCTAATAGTCTCCGCGGGAATATTTACGGTTTGTGACTTGTCAAACTCTAGACGATATACGCCTGAGCTTTTGAACTGTAATAAATTGGGACTTAATGCCATAGTTGTTCGTTTTTATTTTTTAATTCTTTTATTATATATCCTTGTCTTTCTGCAAATTTATTTAAGTAGGTCATAAATATCATATTGTAAATCTCCAGCCTGATCGGTGTCCTTATATAAGATGCTTTCCATCTCGTTGTGTAGGTCTGGATCTATAAAATCTAATAGCTCTTCAATAAAATCTGCATAGTCTGTTGTATTAAAAAATTCGGTCGCAGTAATACAAGTCATTATCACATCGTCGTTGCCCATTTGAGCTCCATAACTTCCATTTGGCAATGTACCAAATAGTGATGCTTCAGTTACTGTAACTTCATCTGTTAAATCTAATCTATTTATCTTGTAAAGTTTCGCAAAATTCTGACAGAAGATAGCTTTATTGTCAGATTTTAGTTTTATTCCAGGTTTTATAGTCCTAGCATCATGTCTGTGTTTAAATTTAACTATCATCTCATCATCGAAATCATTTCTTTGTGGGAATATACTTCTTAAGTATTGGAATAATACTGTACCATAGGTATTATACTCTACAATCATCTTTACATTCTCAGAGCTAAATATATCTACTGCTAATGTATATAGTACTTTTGCGAAATCCTCAATCACATGTTCGTTTGATCTAAATCTACATACTTGTGTAAATTTAAAGAAATCATACATTGCACCAGGGCTAACA